TAATCTGAAAATCTCGCCTTGCTTACCGCCAATACTAGGCAAAATAAAGAAATCTTTAAGCTTATCATAATTTAAGTCTATGATTTCTCCAGCAGTATCAGAGCAAGTGATTACTACTGGCTTTAACTCAGAATCAGCAAAGTTGTCTACTAAGGTATCTACAAGCTAATTCTGTACCCTCATTCTATCGCGTTTATAGCACTATTTGTTACATATTTGTTGCATACTATATGTACTTTATACGTGCTCATATCGCCTTTAAGGTTTACAGTTAGGTTTCCATCTGCGCAAGCCACAAATCAAACACCTTGCCTTCCGGTGCGTCGGGGTCGCGCATATAGGCTTTTGCTACACGGATATACATATTGATGTCGCTGCCGTAAATCTCGGAGTAGTCGGAGTAGAGCATATTCATGACATAGTACCAATCAGCTTTTTGTGCTATGCCTTGCTGGTCTGCGAGCTGACTGGTCTGCTCATATGTCCAATGCTCACCGCACGTGCCGTCAACATTCTTCATCCCGGCAACAGCTTTCTTTGCTAGGTGCTCATCAAAATGCGGGCCGTAAGCCACACAATGCAGCTTATAAGCGGTGTCCCAAAACAGCCTCGGGCAGCGGCCGCGGATTTCCTCCAAAGCTTCACAAACTATTTCTTCCATCTCTTCTATCTTTACTGGGTCGGCGCTTACCTTCTCCCAATATTTCTTTAGTTTGTGCATAACGTCGCCCCCTTACGCCATTTTTACAACGCTCAAAGATACATTGCTGATAGTGCCTGCTGCCGTAGCCTGCACCTGCAACGCTGCATTATTATCAATCACACAGCAACTAGGCAATACTCTAAGTAATGTAGCAAAGGAGATATTATAAGTATCACCTGTAGCACCGGTTACTGTTGCTTCTGCTCCCGGTACTGCTACACCATTACGAAGAAGATTTAAACCTATATCGCCTGCCGCAGTCGGGGTAATATCAGCGTTCAAAGTCACAAGGTAAAGTCCCTGGATAAGGTTAACGCTTGTACTTCCTGCCGTATGCTTAATAGATACGCCAGTCAGAAGATTGTTAGTAGGAAAGCCGACAAAGCCGTTCGCTGCAACAGTCTGCGCCGCCGTTGCAACAGTTGTTAATGCAGATTTTTGGTTGCAAATCATTTGTTTTCACCTCTTTTATTAAAGCAATAGGGACGGCTTGCACCGTCCCTTGCAGTGCAGTTAATGCACATAACTTATTATTTTAGCCTGCATTATAAGTACAGCCACAAGCGCCAGCTACGTTAGCAGCGATGCTCTGATACGGGCTGTTGGTAATATAAGCGGGCTGCGGATAAGGTCTTAAAGTGCCGATAAGGGCAGCGCTCTGTGCCTGTTGACTTAATTGGAAGTTAGCGGTCTGCAAGTCGCGGTCGCGATCTGCCAGTTTGTCGCGCAGGTCTTGGATTTGGTTGGCAATCAGAACTGCCCTGGTCTTTTCGCCGTCCTCTTTTACTGCGTTGACAATATCGCAGGTATTACGCGCGTTCTCATAGCGCACTGCGTCAATGTTACGGTTAGTTTCGCAGCAGCACTGCTGTTGAGCAAAACGATTTTCGGAAAGCTGACTGCCTAACTGATAACCGGTCTGCATAATATCACGTTGCACACCGTTAAAACCATTCAGCATAGTGCTGTTCTGAGCGTAGAAGCCATCACATAAGCCATTCTGAACGCCGCGAATACCTTCTTTAATATCCTGCATAGAAAATTGGTCCGCAATTTGGTCACGTGTCATGCTGCCATTTGCAAAAATTTCAGCACCCATATTGCCGCGGTTATTCCAATTACCGCCCCAGCCGCCCATTAAGGCAAAGATAACAATAATCCACATAAACCACATACCGCCGCCCCAGCAGTCACCGTAGTTGTTGTTTCGATTCATGTCCATTACCGGAACAATGTTTGCACCTTCCATGATAAAATTTCACCTCCAGGAATTATATGTAAAGCTCATTGCGCGCATTAGAGCTTTAAACCGAATTGACTTAAAAACTGAGTAAACTGTTCGTCACTCATGCCACGTTGCCTTGCAAGGTTACGTACAGTTTCTTTTAACTGTGCTTCATTCTTGCCTTGCCCCATTTGCATTGCGCGGCTCATCATAGGATTCTGCTGTGCTAATTGCGTAAGCATCATCATAGGATTACCGCTGTTCTGTAACATTGCCATTATCTGCATCGGGTTCATGGTTCATTCCTCCAATCTGCTTTTCCAATCTGTCCACACGTTCTACTAATCTATCTACAATGTTTTGTTCAGCATACGCAGGCTGCTTCTGCGAATTGTTGATTTGGTATACTCTGAAAATCGGCAAGCCGTCCAAGCCTATAAGCTTTTCATAAATTTTGCCTTCGGCAGGGCAAGGGAAGAAAGTGCTCGTTCCGTCCAAGTCAATTTGAGCTGCCTTTGCTTCATCCATGCTGGTAACAATTCTGCCTTTCAATGCCATAGGCATAGGCTGCTGCATAGTTGGCTGGTACATCTGCTGCTGTTGTTGCTGCAAATAATTCAGCCGTTGCTGCATCTGCGGTGTTGCGCCCATATAAGGGTTATATTGTCCGTACATACTTATCACCTCACTTATAGTTTAGCTGTTTTTTAGCAAACCAATCCCTACAAATTCCCCATAAAAAAAGAACCGCCATAAAAGGCGGCTCGTTGCATTTAAAGGAATGATAATACATTTGTTATTTGTTTATACGCAGTATTCAATTCCTTATCCACTGTTTTGACAGATACATTCAATTGCATAGCTATCTGATAGTTAGTCAAGCCTTTTACAAATTTCAGCTCGCAAATTTCTACCTGCCGTGGTGTTATCTTTGCTTCTTCCAATACCGCGCTGAAAGAACGCCGCGTTGATGTTTGTAGCCAGTCACGCGTGTTCTTCAGCAGTGTGTCCATTTTATTGTCACCTACCTAAATAAATAAAAGCTATAGCTGTTGCCGCCCATCCAAACAAAGCGGCACAGATTATCTTTCTTTGGAAAGCAATAGTTTCTACATAACCTTTTAATAACATTGTAATAATGCCTGCTGGTATTTGTTCCTTTTCATCCATCGTAACACCATCCAATAATTTTATTTTGCAGCTGCGCAAAGCAAGAAGAATAACGCAGTACCTGCATAAATATTCCGCTGATACTTAATTCTGTTCGTTCTCTTCCGGTCGTATTCCATTTGCTCTATCAACGTCTCGTATAATTCCTCGCTGCGCTTCAACGATTCCTTTGCATTCACTAATGAGCGCTTGGAGTTCGTCAGCGCTTCTTGCGTTAGAGTGAGCTGCTTCTTCGCTTCGCTTAATTGCGTCAACAGAACTGCTGACGTGTTCTTCTGCTGTTTCAATTTCTCGTCTGCCAGATTCAATTTCGCTTCCAGCAGATTCGTTTGATTTTTGAATTGATTCCATTGTTCGATTGACATTGTTATCTGCTTGGGTGCCGCTTCCGCCGTGCCAACGCCAGTACACGTCATTACAGATAAGCAGAAGGCCAGCAACAATAAGACTAATCTTAACGGCTCTATCAATCTTGCGTCTTGTTTCATCTTTCATTATTACCTCATGTAAATATCTATATTTGTAAAATATAATAAATCGTGTCAGAAGCACAAACTTCGCCTACAAGCGGCTTTAGCTCGCCGCAGGATAAATCATAAGCGGTGCTAATTTCAAAGCACTCATAGGCGAAGTATTTTTGTGCAATTTGCGCCTTCTTGTAGTTAGATATTCAGATTAGAGAGCAAAGTAATGATGCAACGCACCGAGAGTAAAGCCTAAAACAAGGCCTACTAAAAATTTCTTGTCAGCAACAAAAGCTTTTAATTCTTCCATGATTTCACCTCCTTATCTTCCATTACCAGCAAAGCCATACGCAGGTACGCCATACGGTGTTGTTAAGTCAATGCCAGCAACATACTGATACGTAGCTTCCGCTCTATTGGCGTAACCTGCTCTATACATCTCACCAACATCGGCAGCAATCCAATAGTAATTCTTAAACAGCTTGTAAAGTGCCTCCAGACTACGCAGGTTGACGCGCTCAAAACGATTCTCCAGGAAACGCTTTACAACATAAGTGCTAGTCGGACACCACATGCCAGCATAAATAAGGCAGCGTGTATCATCCAACGTCGGCACCTGTTGAAGCACCTCGACATATTGCAGGCAGTCACGTGACAACTGTTCTAACTGCGCCTGCTGTCCTGCGTCGCTTCTTAACAACTCTTTAAGCATCGGCAGTTCGCCGCTTGCCTTAATATCAATATAGGTTCTGCCAATAAATTCTTCACCGCCGGGAATAGCTCTCAAAAGCTCATCGGCTCTGTTGCCCTCCCATTGCGACACACCGATTGAAGGATAATTATAAGCCGTAGACTTTGCTACGCTGTCATAACCGCCTTCAATGCCTGTTGCGATAATGCCTTTTGCGATTTCTCTCGCAAGGTTTTTGTTCCAATCACTCATCGTTCCGCTCCTCACTTTTCACTTTAAACATTCTTGTTTCAATAGCCTTGTTGCCTAACTGTACAAGCAGCAGCGTAACCATACCAAGTGTACAACTCTCGTAGCCGCTCCAGGTTTTGGCAAAAAAAGCAAGCCATAATGTAACTAATACCCAAACGGCAAAGCCTATAACAGCGCAGATTCTGCCTACGCTGTAAGCGTTATCGTTCTTTTTCAACATGTTAATCAATTTACGCATGACACTTACACTCCTTGCATTTTTCATCATGTCCTTTTAAATCATAGTTAGGCAGTTCATTTAATTGCTCCATTAAACTATCAATGACGCCATTATCTCCAAGCGCCTCGTAACTCCGGTAGCAGGCGTCGATGCTTTCTTTTGCGTAGATTGGTATCCAGCCTTTATCCTGGACATAGTGATTATAAGCCTGGATGATTCTATCGCGGAGCAACGCTTGCAAGCCTGCCTTTAGTGCGTCATTTTCTTTTTTCTTTGTATGATATAACGCAAAGATATAAGAGATAACAGCACCAGCAATAATATTTATTACAGTTTGTACAGTTGATTCAATCATAAAACACCTCATTCCTATTTATTTTGTTGCTGATATTTAAACTTCTAATACAACATTTTCAACTTCTGCTTTAGTTATAGCAGTTTCTACTTTCTCCTTAGCTTTTCTATAAGCTGTGTGGAGCTTGTCGCTTCTCAACGCCACCTGTGCAATAATGCCACGCAGGTCAGATGCAGTTACTTTTACATCTTTATTATCTGCGGTAGTCCATATGAGGGTGACGGAAGCACCTAAGACTTCAAGGGCAACAATAGCTGCACTAATTCTATCCCTAGCTTTGTCATCATAATCAAAAGAGTAACCTTGGTATATGATAGGCTCAACCTCAGCTTTATCACGCTGATATTTAAGCTCCGTAATCTTGCGTTGCTTAATCACTTCCAAAGGTTCTTCCTCATGCGTAACGGTTACGCCTAATTCTGCTAAGGATTCATCGCTGATTGATAGTGGGATGAAAATACCCTCTTTGCCTAAGGCTTCTGAAAGTGGGTAAATGCTAGAGTAGGTTTGGTCTTTGTATTTATATTTTGTTTGCATTTTGTTTCTCCTTTGCTTAATAATCTTCAACTGTAGGCTTCATGTCATTTATTGCTTTACCCCATGAAAAAGTTACACCATTTGTATAATAGCAATTAAACAGCAATGTATAAGTTTTATTCGGGGTCACACCTACAATGGAATCAATATCTTGATGGTCAACGAGTTCTCCTTCTCCATTAGATTCTGAGAAACCTTCGCCCCATGTTTTATTAGTCATTTTATTTTCTATAGAAGCATAATTAGAATCTTCCGGGTTACCTTCAACCGAATCAACTACTGCAACCACTTTGATTCTTTTAATCCCCGGTGGAACAGTAAAAGAAATTGTTTTATTACCTGCTTCAGCATAACTCCAATCCTTGCTACCATCTTCAACCTTTACTTCACCTTTTCCCATCATCATTCTATTAAGTCCCATTATACGTCACCTCCTAACTTGTTAGCTTGTACAATGCTCGTCAACGTACCTCCACCATCTTTGCTCATCCAAATGTTAAGGAGCAATCCTGCACTTGTAATAGCTACGTCACTTGCGCTACCAACATATTTTAATTTTCCTGCATTGCTTATAGTCAAACTGTAATCTGCATTTGCAGCAAAGTATGCAGTAAACACAGACGATTGACTAGCACTTAATGCTCCAGCCAAAGTAGCAAGGTCAAGTGTAAATGCACCTGTTACAGCATAAACCACTGTAGAGGTTATAGGTGTATCGGATGTGCCATTGATAACATAAGTAGTGTACTTCTCTCGGTTGAGCATAAGGTCATGGAAATTCTGCTGTGCACTCCACGTATTAGATTCCGATGTGCTAACGCCACCACCACTAACTGCAATAGTTACATTGCCACTAGCGTCGGGTTTTGTATCGTTAACACTCTTAACCACTCCACTAACATCTGCCTTCTTAGCATAGGTATCAACAATGACATTACCTGCACCATCATGAGTTGCTGCTGCTGCTGTTTCAGTTTTACCTAATTTACCATCTAAGGCTTCTTTGATAACCTTGTTCTGCACAGGGTTTAGACTGGAATCACTTAATGCAGCATCTACATCAACAGTGCTACCACCACCAGAACCCGGATTACCTCTTGGAATCGTAAAGTTCAAGATAGCATTAGTAGAAGTACCACTATTGGAAACACTTGCGTTAGTGCCGGGTTCACCTGTATACACACTGCCAATACGGATAGTAGCAGCAGTACCAGCAATACCTTGTAAGCCTTGCTCACCTTTATCGCCTTTGTCACCTTTTGCACCTTGTATACCTTGTGCGCCAGCGTCACCTTTGTCACCTTTTGCACCCTTAATGTTAACACTAGCAGGATTATCCAAGCCAGCCTTATTTGTCCAACTCAACACACCAGAAGAAGATACACTAGGAATAAATACATTCACATTCTCGCTATAATTCTTAGCGTTGTTCATGTATAACTCTGCGTTGTTCATATAGGTTTGTGTAGTGGTCTTGAAGGTCTGTGCTTCATTTGCGCTACCTCTGGAAGCAGACGCATAGTTACTAGCGGTAGTAGCAGCAGATTGTGCTGCTTCCTTGCTGGCTTCTGCGTTGTTTTCACTAGTTTTTGCATTGGCTTCGCTTGCCTTTGCGTTGGTTGCAGATGCCGTAGCGTCAGCCTTGGCGGTTAATGCCTCCTGCTTATAACCACTCGTCAGCTCCGCATTTTCAGCAGCGCTTGCAGCAGATAAGCTCGCGTACTGTGCGCTGTTACCTGCTACGCCTGCTGATTCGAATGCACTATCTTCACTCTTTGCCGCTGCAGCTGCACTTGCAGATGCAATCTGCGCTTGTGCTTGAGTCTGCGCATAAACGCCTTGCGCCAATGGCAAAACCTTTGCCGGGTCTTCCGACAATTCAAGAGTTTTTCCGTCGTCGCTAATTCTAAAGCTCTTGCCGTTCTCCCACGGGATTACAGTATCAATATCAGTACTTTTGCTTACACCGATTTTCAAACTTCTGTCGGTAGTATCGGTAAGCTGTTGCGCAATCATCGTCAATTTGTCACCGATTGCCTCAACCTGGTTAAAAGGATATTGGTCTGGCAAATCCGTTTCCTGCGTTACCGGCACTTCCCTATAAATCGTCAGTTTCCAACCTGTCGGCAACGCCGGCGGCCGTTCACTCTCCGGCACTTCTGCGCCGACTGCGTAACCTGGATAACGCACAACGCTTTTTTCAACGTCAACATAATAATCTTTAGTCAGCAGTTTTTCTTTGCCGTCTGCGTCTGTCAGCAAAACTTTAATGTCCGTTCGGTTTAAAATTTTAAACTGATACGCAAACTCTGTTGCATTTCCGTTGCCGCTATATGTGATTCTGTTCTCAACATGAGCAAGCATAATAGTTCCCCTCCTTTTATTATTTTTGCCAAAAGAAAAGTGTAGATATATTTTTATATCTACACTTAATAAATTCACTTTAACTAATTATATACCTATTTTTGGAGATTCATATCTATGCTACTTTGTGAAATTTTTGTCAATCTTTTTTACGTTCGCTTTTTGGTCTGCGCTTGTAAATATCTTGCAGTTCGAAATCCATATCACCAGCAGCAATATCTATACCGTTGAATATGATATTGAAGATGCCGCTAGGAATACCAAGCCATGCGCCGCCGACATATGCCACCTGCTCTGCCAATTCGCTAGGCTCTTTCTTACCTTCCACAACATCGTTTATACGTCTTGCAACAGTAAAGCCTCTGTCAATCAAGCCTTGCGCCGCAGTCAGTCTGTAGCCGTAGTTTCTCATGCCTAGCAAGTTCTGTACGCCAACATTCGCTGCCTGCCCTACGGGGCCGCCCATAGACAACGGGTAGTTGATAAGCTCTTTTGCAAGATTATTCCAATCGTCTTTTTTATCTTTCTCAAAAGGAGCGGTCAAAGAAAGCTCTCCGATAGCCACGTTCAACAAGCATACGCCTAACCATTTAGCAGCAACGAAAGCAATCAGCCGTTCAGCCATTTCTTTTTTTTCACCGCTATTCCATAACCTTTTAGCAATATGAGCTTCTCTGTCCCATTGGTTAAACTGCGTATTGAAGAATCCCTGGAACATCGTAAACAGTCTGAATAGGCCGCTGCCACGTTGCAGGCTTGACACATCATGAATACGGCTACTGCCTAACGTGCGACGAATAACAGCGTTCGCAAAGTCTAGTGCTTCCTGCTCCGTCTTGCCTTCGTTGATTTTCTTCATGTATGCTTCTGCGAATACTGGTTTTGCAGTCATCATATCAGTATAGCCTAACAGCATTGCACCATATTTCAGCGTCTTTTTCTCAATTGAGTTAAGGTCGGAACGATTCTGAATATCTCTCAATGTAACGTCTGGTACTTCCATGCGTTCACGCATAAACACGCTTTTTGCGCAAATCGCATCTACTTCTGCCCTGCCTTCACCTGTAAAGCCACGGTACAAGGCTCTGAAAGCGTCAGCATAAGTAAAGCCTTCTACGCTATTTCCGTATAGCAGGATGTTAGAAAAGTTCTGCATTGCCGTTTTGAAGTTAAGCATAATAGCGGTATTTGTTGCAATATTACGTAAAGCGTTGGCAGCTTTCGTAAACAGATTCTCAGCCATATATGCTGTCTTATTGCCATATGGGTTAGCGCAAGCCTGCAAAAACTCTCTCAAAAGTCTTACGTTTGTATCGCCTAAACGCTCAACCATGTTGCGGTAAATATCCTCATCGTTCAGTATCTTTCTGAAATCAAGCATTGTTTCACGATAACAAATATCGTGAATAGTGCTTTTTACCGCCGTAACCTCACTGCCACGCGATAAGTCTACGGGATATTTGCCGCCAGTACGTGACTTACTGGACCCGGTATTAGTAGTCAAAGTCCGTTGTGGCGGTCTGTTGCCTTCTTCGGTGCTGTCGATTCTGTCAAATTTTCCGGGCATACTGCCGGTGCGTGTATCACGTTCCAACGGGAAGTAGCCACCGTCAAATACTACGCTTTCGCCGCTTGCAAGCTTTAGCACCAGCGGTGACGATTCAATCTTCGGCGGCTCAAAGCCTTTTGTTCTGCGATTGACTTCTGCCAGCATAGGCCAGAATTTACTTGCTGCATTGATACGTGCCTGCGCATAGGCAATATCTGCTTTAGTCAGATGCTTACACAAAAACTCTATAAGGTTTTGTTTGGTTTGTAGCATCGCTTCTTCTCTGCCGATAAGCTCCGATTCTTCCACCCATATATCAGAATTTTTTACGCCTACCGGTTTTTGTGAACACAGCCTTGCGGCGTTACTATCACTGCCAAGGTTGCACAGCATAGCAATCAAAGCATGCTTATCTGCGCTACCGCCAAGCTCTTCGTAGTAAATCCTTGTATCATGCGCAATGCCTGCTTTCTTGTCCGGCTCCCATTTCTGTAAAGCATCTATAAGCTCGTTCTGGTAACTTTCAAGCATCGTGCTTTCCATATCTGCGCAATGGTTGATTTTGTTGTAAAACTCCCTAGTAAAATAACCTTCCGTCCAATTATCCATCATCAAGAAGAAGTTATCAGCGTTACGCAGTGTAGCTATGATATTTTTAGGCCAGTCAATAATTCGCTTACGCAGGCTCTTTTTACTGTCGCTGCCAATCTCCGCCTCGTACTCTACCGGCAATTCTTGCAGGTGCGCTATCGTATCAGCCTTAACCTGTTCAAAAGCTTCACCGGCGGCAATCTTATTCATCTTCGTATCTTGCTTTGCAATAGCACGAATGTTTTTCAGTGCGTCGATAACGTCCATGTAGTTTGCAAGGCTAAGCTGCGGCGCATTGGTCAAATCGTTATTCGGGTTCAAAACAAACTCCGGCATAGAAATAATTTCGTCACCGTACTTTGCCTGCATCTCTGCAATGTAATCGCTAAGCGGCTGCACTTCTCTGCCGTTGGTGTTAAAGTCCTTGCGGTGATAGCCCATACGCTCCAGCAATGCGCACATCTGGAAGAAGTGCTGCTCTGTTCCCCACACTTCTTTCTTGCTGTGCATCTGCTTTCTGACGTACTTTCTTGCGCTTTCAATCTGATGTTTGGCCTTGACTGCTTCACGATACAAAGCGTGATTAATCATCTGCTGTTGCTTATACATAGCCGCTTCTTCCAAAAGGCCAGCTTTCGCAGCCTTGTTTGCATTAGCCGCCGCTCTGCGTTCTGCCATAGCAAATCTTCTCGGCTTCATAACTTCGCCTGCTGGCAAAGTCTGAATATAGCGTTTAGCAAAGTTATCTGCGTTCTGCTTACGCACTTTAGCAATATTCTCACGCTCTTTTTGCTTAATATCCTTGTCGCTTATTTCGTTGAGTGCCTCATCAATAAGCTGTTGTTCAAGTGCCACCACTTCGCCGCTCTCGTCATTATAGAGTGCTTCCCTTGCCGCTTCTCTTGCCTGCTCACGCTCCTGCATGAAGTCGGGGAATCTGCGGTTTACGGCCTTGTCAATCTCTTGACGTACCATAGCTCTTTCGCTAGGTGAAGTCAAAATATCCTGTGCCATAGCATCGCCGCTGTCATAGCCTAAGCTGTCGGCCACCCAGTCAAACAGTTCTCTCTGCTCGTTAGACAAGGAACGTTTTTTGCTCATCTCCACAAGGTCGACTTTATCCGGATTAGTTTCAAGCTCATGCTTCAAGGCTTTAAGCTCGTTAAGCTCTGTAAGCTGTTCGCCATCTACCAAAGTTTCGGCAATCTCTTTCAAGCCTTCTTCGCTTTTAAGTTTTGCTCTGTCACCGCCGTTACGAATATAGTTCCTTGCCCAGTTGTCCTGTACGTCGCTGCCTTCATTCTCATTGACGGTGTAACCTTCGACAATCTCCCTTGCCATTTCGTAACCGCCGGCATAACCGTTTTCCTCTGCTATCTGGTCAAAGAGTTCTTTTTGCTCCTGCGATAATTGGTTGCGCTTACTTTCTTTTACCAGGTCGACACCTTCGGGGTCTGTTTCAAGTCTATGCTTCAAGGCTTGCAGTCTATCCAGTTCGTCGGAAGTTTTCTTAAACCCCGCCGCCTCGTCAGAATAATCCAGCTTATACATTCGCAGGTCCCAATAGTCTGCTATGTCTTCGCCCCTTGCAATCCTTTCAGCAATTCTCCTGCGTCCTTTTTTACTGGTCAAGTCGCTTACGCTGCCGCCGTAATCATGAACGTATCTTGACACCCAGTTATCGCCGCTAATGCTTTCGCCTGCCTCATGGAATACCAAGCCTTCAATATCCGCTTGCTCTAAAGCTCGCTTAGTCCAATGAAGTTTTCCGTCCTTGCCCATCTCGCCAAAATCAACCAAGACTGCGCTTTGGTCTGGTATGCCTGCAAGGTCATCTGCATACTTACCTTCCGTTCTGTTGGATGCAGCAAAGTATCCCCACCTGCCATTGATAAAGAACGCACGTTCACTCTTGACTACATATTGATATTCCGCAAGCTCGCTTTCTATTCTGTCAGCAATAGGATTTAAAATATCATCAATGGCTCTGTTTGTATCTTTTAATAGCTCATTATAGTTTATGCGTTCATTGCCATAAATATATTTTCTTGCAAGCCTACGCGGATTAGCTTCGATTGTTTCCCATTCGTTGATTTTCTGCCTAAAGTTAGCATGAGCCATGCCGTGCTCATCAACAACGAATGTAGGATTGGTAACAGTTTTCTGCCTTGCCTTGCTGAACATTGCAACCAGCATATCTTCAGCATTTGCAACACGCTCTTTAGAAAGTGTGCCGTATGTGTCGACTTCTGCTTGCAGATATTCAACTATCGGATTGAGTATATCGTCAATGCTGGCATTGGTATCGTTCAGCATATCATTATAGTTTGGCAGTATGCTTCCTAAAACGTGCCTGTACTTTCTTGCTATAATTGCAGGATTGGCAAGCTTTGTTTTGCGCCATGGAGTATCCGAATTATTAGCATGAGCCATGCCGTGCTCATCGTCTATAAAGTGCGAATCAACAACCTTAACTTCCTTACCAAACTCATAACCTACCTGGTGTCTTGCACGATTGACAAGTTCCCACGCCACCGCGTCTTCAATCTGCGGCCGTATTTCTTCGATGAAAGCAGCCTTTTCAGCTCTGCGCTTTGCACTGAAATCAGCCATTGCTCGCCTTGTCAGAATATCCACGGCCTTGTCTTTAGCCTTCAAGATTTTATCCTGCAAGGCCTTTTTGTTTTGGTCTGATAACTTGGATGTTATATTTTCCGGCAAGCCGCCAAATATACCTTCCATGCGTGCCATAACTTCAATTTCTTCACGGCACGCCAACATTCTGTCGAATACCTGCCGCACTTCCGGCGTTAATTCTGCCGCATTTTCACTTCTTGCTATCTTGCTATAAATAGCTGATAACCAATTAGCAAATCTCTGGAACGCTCCACGCAGTCCGACGCTAGGCGCTTTGCCTTCCATGATGTAGGTTTCAAATGCTTCTGCCAGCTTTTCATGCCCGGCTCTCTTTGCTTCAACGTCACCGCTTGCCCATGTGTCAGCGTCAATGCCTGCGTACTCCATGAGCTTTTTCGCATCAGCGTTTAGTCTTGTGTTGCTGGGGTCTGCCAATGCTTCGTTAATCATGGTTTCCACAAAGTAGTGTCCTGTTTCGTGGATAACTGTACTTGCATCTGCGCCCTTAAAAAGCGTGATAACATAAGTACCATCATCCATTGGGGAAATCATGCCTTTATCTTTCAGTGTACCATTGACAATTTTTTGTTGCTTGTAATTATCTGCTTTTTGTGATACACTATCAGCAAAAGAGGGCGTTTTGTTTGAGATACTGGGCTGAGCCTTGAATTGCTCGGAACCCGAGGGCTTGAACGCGTCCTCTATTTTTTTATACTCACTTTCGTTAAAAACATTATGATTATAATATGATAATGATTTATCATTATGTTCTCTTACTGTAACAACTACATAACGTTTTTCACCATTAACATTCAGCGCAGAATGAATATAATAAAAATTCTCGTCTGAATGTTTTTCTTTTTGCGGCGCAGATTCTGTAACGAAATTACCATTCTCCATAATTTCACGTAAATAGCGCAATGCAAAAAGTTTTTCTTTTTTAGCGGAAGTGTGTTCCATTTTCTTTCTGCCACTTGTGCCAAATTTAATATTATTTTCTTGATACCCTTTATCTATTCTAATATCACCCAATACACCATTATGAACGCTCGTGCCTTGCAAGTTGTCCCTATACCATGCAAAAGCCTTTTTCTGCAAGCTCTTCAAATCTGAATAGTGTCCCATCTCATTTCCGGTAATATTAGTAGTATAGAATTGCTCTTTTTTAAGCACTCCTCCCTTGCTAAACCAGCCATTCTTTTGTTTAGCTTTGCCGCCATCTTCAAAGCGCAGCTTATTCTTTTGTAGCCACGCAGCAGGATTTTCGGGGTCTGCAATAAGTGCGCGGCTCTCCAATACTAAACGCAAATTACCTGCATGAGATTTGTTCATGCCTGCTTTAGTCGCACTATCGACAATAGCGTCAAGTTCTGTGTCAAGCTCCGTGCTTGCCTGCCTGGTTAAGTTATAGCCTTCTCGAAGTTCTTTACGTGTCTTTGCGCCGCCGTCCGACAATTCGCCGTTGCTGTCAAAATACATATTGTCTTTCGTAGCTTCAAACAGCGCATTATCTTTAGCCATTGCCGCCGTAAACTTGCCGCGGCTAATGTCTATATCCTGCCCAAGCTCCGCAGCCGTTCCGACTTCTTCTTCGGTAATTCCTAATTCCTCAAAAAGTTTGTTGTTACTGCTGGTCTGCTTGTAGCCTTCCAAGTCCTGCGCTGATACAGTAACAGTATCGTCCTCAAAGTTAGGATTGTTCGCTTCAATTTCAGCCGCCGCACGCTCCGGGTTAATGCCTGTTTCTCTGATTATTTCAGCATCTGCTACTAACTTTGCCTTGCGTTCTTCGTTGGCTTTCAAAGCGACGTGCTCAACAGCACTGTCAACGGCAACGCTTACGCCGCTAACACTGCCGCCAAGAATAGCACCGATAAGGCCGCTATATCCTGCTTCCTTCAAGTTCTGCTGCCAGTTCTCGCCCCACTTCTCTGCAAGTTTGGCAGTGCTTGCGCCGGGGTTCTTTGCCCATAAGTCCGTAGCTTGCTCCGGGAATTCCTGTAATGCTTCGGTAACACCTTCTTCAAGGCCACGTTTGGTAACTTCCCATATCTTAGTTTTCAGTCCGCTACCGGCAGGCATCTTTTTAAGCAGCCTGCCAAGCGGCAGTTCTTCTAATACCGCCTGCGGGATTGCATTCATCAAGCCAGCCTCCGCTGCTCTGGTTGCGCTTACGCCCTCTTTGCGAAGTCGCAGGTATTGTTCGCCGCTGATGTTGGCGCCATTGTAAAGCATACTGATAGCGTGTACAGTTTTTGCAGTTGCACCGGCAGCGCCTACACCTTTAGTCAGCGCAAGTTGCACTAAAAGCTGAATACCGTTTTCAGCCAAATCATAACCAAGTTGCCCAGCCGCCGTATCAGCCTTAACTTCTTCGCGCTTTAAAATCTCGTCGGTAACATAGCCTAAAGCCTTGCTGATGTTCTCTGATTGGTCATACTCTTTGACAACATTCTTGTCACCCTTATGAGCTTCAATATTAGCGTCAACGGCCGCTTTAGCGGCACCGAATAAGCCACGCACCGAACCTTTAAGACCGTTCATTACGGCAGTGCCTATGCCCGGCTTATCGTCGTTGATAATACTGCTAGTATCAATCGTCGGTGAGCTATTACTCTTTACTGCCTGCGAAAACTTATTATATTCATCGTCGCTCATTTTTTGCAGGTCATAATAGCCTAAAGTTTCAGCAGGAGTTAAATTGCTGTCTGCACCGGTCGCATAACCGCCATTATACCAATCCTGTTTTTCGTTTCGCAGTCTTTGAAATTCTTTTTCGTTATCTTCCCAGCTCATTTAATAATCTCCATTCATAACCTCATCAAGATAGCCACCGTTGACATTGCCGTCGCTGCCGTCAAAGTATGTTACGTGATACCAATCGTCAGCAATTTTTTCAGCTCTGGCTATGCCCGCTTTTGCTAACAGTGCATCACTGCCGCTAAAAGTCTTTGTGCTATCCCACAAGAAGCCCGGCTTTGTTACATAAGAACCAAAAGTCCGTGTGGTGATAGCCTGCTTCATGGCATCAACTAATACTGATTCATCCGGGTTCATGCCGTTGTGTTCGGCGCGGTACGTTCGTACCCACTGTTTGCCGTATATCTTTAGCCCTTGTTTTACTTTATCGTTAGAAGAAGTACCCATTACATACTTGCAAAGCCCGTCCCAATCATAAGCATATTCGCCTGCGCCACTCAACCAATTATCATAAGACTTATCCAATGAATTCATATCTGAATTAGTTGCTCCGTGGCTTCTTGCAAAAGCTAAAAATTCTGCCTTAGATTTAAACCTGCCTGCTTCCAGCATAGAAATCACTGCTTCTTTGCCGTCACTGCCAAGTTTAGCTATGGCTTCACGTCCACCGCCACCACTGCTTCCGCTTCTGCCTTGCGGTCCGTATATCGCCTCCACCGCATTACGGTATGTTACGTACTTGTCGGGGTCACTGCCTGCCTGGTTAGTAGCCCACGTCATAGCTTCACTGTAGCTTGTACCGTTATTAAACATAGCAAATATCTCATTCTTTATTCCTTCAAAAAGTTTGTTTTTCTTATAAGTTTCTATTCTGTCATGGTCTGCCTTAATAATGCGGTACTGCTTCATAATGCGGTCTTGCCCGTCTAGGCTTATATGTTTGTGTGCTACTGTGCCGCCTTTATAGTCCGTAAAGTCCAAATCAAGGTGCCCACCCGTAGAGTTTGTCGATGGATTAGAATATTCGTCCAATACCTTGATTCCTTTACTTTGCATATAAGAAATAAATTTCTTGCGATTGTCTGCGTTCTCTAGCCAGTCAGCTGCAACATCAAGTTTGACGCCTGCGCCGTGGCTGTGCTCACCGGCAGCGTGAATATCTGTACTATCCGTGCCGCTAGTGACAATAAGCTGTGCGCCGCTCAATGTGTTAAATTCTTTCGCAATATCAGAAAGGCCGATGGTTACTTGCTGCTTTACGCCATCAAGGGAAACACCGCTGTTCCTTACCCATGTAGTGCCTTCTGCCTGCGTTTCGACTTTGCCGCCTTCTGGTGAAAAAGCGTCCATGTTTTCAACCTCTTTGCGCACTGCTTCTTCATCGTCGCCATATTTAGCATACAAATCTTTAGCGGTATTTCTTTCAAAAGCGCTGCTCTCTTTATCGTATGCCACCTTCTCAAAAGCGGCTCGCTGATTGGCAGTCAGATAACTACCGTACTTGTCCATGATGTTACGCATAGTGCCATAATCTTCGTTGGTGATGCTTGCCCCGACGGCACTTGCTACCACCTGCCCAATGTTGGCTCTGCTCTTAGATTCGATAAACTCTGCGCCACGCTTGCCATATATAGCACTTGTCAGCAACTGTGTACGAATAATTTCATCTTGCAGCGCCTGCGGGTTGTTCCAGTTCTTCTGTACAAACTCGCAGGAGTTCTGAATATTATTGTCATAGCGCAAATCAGTGACTGCTTCTTTTTGCTTCTGCTCGTATTGGTCGACAGTCTGGAAGCCTTGCTGTGCGCTCTGATACATTAAATGGTCTAATGCAAGCTGATTCTTTTGGCTGTGCAGTTTGGTATTACTTAATACATCCTGCCTTGCCTTATTTATCTGCTCCGTATAACTGCTGCCTGCACCGGCAGTGCCTTCTAATTTCGTATTCATAAGGCCGCTTTCATCGTTGTACATGATGTTATAGCGGCTCTTATTAAATATATCCATAGCGTTAAGGATAGACTGTTTGTCCTCATCCTCTTGCTGTGCTTCTACTGCTACCGCCCATTTGTTGGCGGCACCGGCAATAGCGGCAAGTCCTTTGCCGCCGCTGCCATAAGCGTTAAGGTCACTCGATACCTTGACAGTCGCACCGCCGCCGGTACCTAAATTGACGCTGCCTTGATAACCTGCAATCTTCATACTGCACCTCCCTTACCAGTTCCATTTAGTAAAGCCTGCATTATCCATGAACGGGTTATTCTTCTTTGCCTGGTTGTAAAGATTGAAGCCGTTCATATTGCTAGCAGGAAGATTGAAATCACTGTTAGCATCGTACCATTCATCACCGCTTACTGTAGTTGTTCCCTTGCTGCCGCCAATCATGCCTTTAGAGTAAGCGTTCGCCGCCGCACCTACAAGCGTACTAAACATCTGCATTTTGCCGTTGGCTTTAGCGTTCTTCGCCGCCGCATTATATGCGCTTGCCTGGTTGCGATAATTAACCTCGTTTACATAAGTGCTCCACGCATCATTACGCTGATTCTGCAACAGATTCATACTGTCTTTTTTGTAAGCGTCCTCACTGCTTGAAAGAATATCGCTGACACTGCCGCTGCCGGTTAGCCCGCTGCTGCCGGCCGCCGCCAGTGCCTGCCCTCTTGCAAGCCTCATTCTATCGTTGAGTTGGCTTTGCTTCTGCGCATACGCTTCTGCCTGCTGCTCACGTTGGCGGCTCATAATAGCCGCGTTCTGCTGTGCAGCCTGCGCCTGCGCTTTATATGCCTGCTCCTGCTGTTTGGCCTGCTGATGTTGTCCGCTTAACTGCATAACAGTTTGCAGACCCATTAAGATTCCAAGTGTACCCATTACGCTCACTCCCCTCTATATGGAATATAAAACTGATAAAATTTCTTGCCGTCCCAACCTGTTTTAGGCTCTACCAAAAATACCGCTCCCAAGTGTCTTAAATAGTTAATGCTAGTGCGGTTCTTCTCGTAGACGATATTGTGCAGCAGTCCATGTTCACGCGCCCATTTATTCAGCACTCTTTTAGCCTCTTTGAAAAGCAGGCTCTTTGTGTAACCATTATAAAGTTCGTTCGTGCCTACCATCCAGATTCCGCGCCCTGGCGCGCCCCATTCCATAGTGCCCTTGCCGAATATCGCAAGCAGTTTTCCGTCCTCACCACGGTACACCCTTGTTTCTTCGTCAAGCTTGATACTGCCAATAAGCACAAATACCGGGTCACTGCTTGCTTCCAAATCTTCCTTATCATGCGGCCGTATATCTTGCATAAGTTCTTCAATCAACGGCACAACATTTTCTTTTGACTTATTATCAAGGATTTCAACAGTCCACTTCTTAGCCACCGAAAGACACCTCCCGCACTACCGCCAGCAAGTTAAAAGGATATGGCTCATCCGTAACGATAATCACTCTGCCTTCGTTGTTAAAGCCGCCAATAGGCAAAGTCATATGCTTGTCGCCGGTAAATAATTTAATATCGCTCACTGCGTTCTGCTCATCAAAGTTCATCAAGTCCATAGTATTTATATCCGGCCCGACCATGCCGCCAAGAGAATTACTTAAACGCAGGATGCAATTACTAATCTGCTTTTTGCGTCCTTGCATAGTGCCGTCACCAGTCTTAATTTCGACGTTTGGAAGTTCCACGATACTTCTATAGGGCAAGCCAATAAAAGCGTGTTGTACGGCCGCCGGGAGCGTCACAGTGCCGTCTTGACTTACTGTCAGTCCGCTATACATTCTTCCATCACCGATAACAGTAACTTTTTCACCTGCCAATTCTGCCGCATCAATCTCTGTTTCCCCACTGCTCTTTTCAGCAGTGCTATACTCAATAGCATTATCAAGCATAATATAATCGTCGGGGTTATTGCTCTTTGCAGGATTCTTTGCCAGATATTCGATATTGCGTACTGTCACGCCGTTTATTTCTCGTTGTACTACAAGATAAATAATATCCTCGTCGCCTTCCTGCACTGCCGCCACAGCTTCAATCTTGCCTTGCGTTTCTATCGTCGACCAGGCATATACTTTTTGTTCCATGATGTAGGATAAGCAAGCCATGCTGCCGTCGCTTCTCACAAAGTATATAGTGCTGTCGGGTTCCTGCTTGTATGCACTGTCGACAATCTGTACATTCTCTATGATATGCTTTGCCAGCAAGGTTAAGTCATTGCCGCCGTAGCTGTCTGTTTCATAGCTATATGCCATATCCCTTACAGTGCTTCCACGGCCTTGTACAAACACGATTCTGCCGCCAATCATCAGCGGCTCAACAGTGCTGCATCCGCGTGTAGTCTGCATTTTCGGTACGGCCTTAGATGGGGTTACAGTATCGCTGCCGCTTACTGTCCATTCGTTGCCAGCGGTCAAGACAATTAAATCGGTGCTTGCTATCAAATGCAAAATCTTAAACTGCTTGCGGCTTACAAACGCAAGTGCTACTGCACTATCATCGGTAACAGTGCCGCTGGCTTTCTCTACACTGAAATTGCCGTAATCACCGGTTCTGCTCATCCATACCATGTAAGGCTGCTTCTTCGTGCCGCCAAAACATAGTCTGTCTTGGAAAAAGCACAGTGTTTGCGGGTAGCCGAATTCTTCACTCCATGCGCCCCACAAGAAATTAGTAGTCATATCTGTTGAGCCTAACTCTTTTTCAACATGAGCTTTTGCCGTGCTGTCGCTGGTGATTTCAGTAAGCTTTACAACGCCTTCCGCATTGTAGGCCATTGCTGTTAAATCGACAGTACAAGTTCCGCTAGTTATAGTGCATACTGCTCTTAGAAATACCGGTTCTGTTACACTGCCGCTTTCAGACGGATTGTAGTCATTTCCGGATGTATATTTCCTGTATTCCTTCCAACTTTCGCCATCGTCGCTCTTTTCTATAGTAAAACTACCGCTCCAGGTTCCGTGACTGATAACCTTCCAATTTTCGCCTACGCGTACTCTTTCCGTAGTGCCGTTGCTAGTTGATACAGTCTTGCTGGCAATCTCTTGTTTAAGTTTGATATACGCACCAGGCTTACTGCCGGCGAAAATATTCTTGTTGCTCGTCAAGGTAATATCGCCTGTTGTTCCCGAAGGTGTCAATTCTTTATTGCCGGTATATAAAATCTTTGCCCAACCATCAGCGCCTGCTTTGCCAGCATTGTCTTTATATTTAGTACCCGCAACACCACCAATACCGCCACCACCTGCGCCATAGGTTGTGCCTTGCACGCCCCTTGTGCTTTCGTAACTGCCGTCAATAGATACACGGCTACCACCGCCACCGCCGCCGCCACCTCTACCGGTCAAGCCGCAAGCAGTACTGTTTCCGCCATTGCCGCCACTAGAGGCTGTTCCGTAACTACCTTTGCCGCCGCCGCCACCGCCGCCGCTACCGACTGTAATCGTATAACTTGTGCCTTTATCCAGCGTTACAGTTTTTATAATGCGCTCCCCATTGCCACCTGCGCCGCCGCCAACACAATAGTAAGTGTGTCCGTGTTCACGCGGTTTTGAATATTTAACGCCGCCACCGCCACCGCCGCCTGCACCAGCTATATCAATCTGATATTCACCGGTTACAGTCGGTTGGAAATTATAAGTGCCGGGCACTGTATAGCTTATGCCGCTATCATTTTCAAGTGAGGTTGATTCGTCGAAATACATATCAGTAATTTCAAAATCAGCAAACCGCCAGTCAGTGTCTGAATATCTTGCAAGCTGTTTTACGGGATATTTGCCGCTGGCGATAAACATAGTATCTGCGCTTTGAACAAATCTCAAATCTTGCAGCATATCCGCCGTGTACGGTGTCATAACTTCTATGTTTATATAAAGTCCGTTCTTATGCACCCTTATATATTTCTCGCCAAGCTCCAAAAGATAGTCGGTGCTATCTGCGCCGTTGAATGGTACCAGGATGCACGCTTTGTCACTATATTTTGTTCGTGCCATATACTTCATGCCCGGTCTGCGATAAATAGGACCGTGCGGCTTGATAAGGCAGTTATAGGCTTGCAGTACCGCAAGCTGGTACTTATCCAAATCGACGCGGTTGGCAACTTCGGCGCTGATTTCGCCGCCGGTAAACGCAGGCTGCAATAAATAATAAGGTGTTAACCCACTAGCCATAATTACGCCCTCCCGTCAAAGTATTTACTCGGGTAGTCCGGCAATTCTTTCTTTTCGCTTGCCGTGGTATACTTTGCTTTTTGTAATGCCGCCATTGCAAGCTGATACTGTGTCTGCTGCAAGCCGCTGTTGCCGGTAAGTTGTACGCAGATATTAAACGCCAACATATGAGTAAACGCACTCAAAAAATCACTTGAAAACATTTCCACATCGTCAACGTCATAGGTATATTCAAGCCATGCAGCAGGAATGTTGCACCCTATGCCAAGCACGTTGTCGCTTGCCATATATAAGTCCCATTCTTCCTGCTGCTGTTCGCCTGCCCTTATCATTGCGCCGGTGTCAGCGTCAAATATCTTGCGCACAGCAAGGCACTTTTCGGGGTAGGCGTAAACGTGGGACCAGTACGGAGATTCGATACTAAGTTCTGCAAGCTTGCTCACGCGCTTTGCAAATCCCCAAGTGTAGCTTCTTAATAACTCTTTGCGGGTAGGCTCATAAAACAGTTTGCACTGTCTGGCCAACTCCGACTGCTCATCTATATTGCTTATACGGCCTTTGGCGATATGAGCCAGCGCCATATTACATACATCGGTAATGTTAAGCATTTTAACTATTCCTCCTTGATTATTAAAAAAGGGAAGAGCTTTCGCCCTCCCCTTAAAGTACTAAATCAGCCCGGCCAGTTCGGAACAGTTTCAGTCAAGCCAGCAGTCAGTTTGCCGCCGCTTGCGCCGGTAACAGTCAGTCTGGAAAAAGCCTTCATGCCATACGGCAGTTTTGCTGCAACCAAAATACCCTTTTTGCTGGCAGCAAGAGTATAAGTCGCCACAACAGTTTTAGCGCCGAAGCTTTCGCTGTCAGAAGTTTCCAGCGCCGCAGTGATAGTGCCGCTAGTAGCTAAGGCGGTCGGCGCAGTGATAACAAGAAATAACGGGTCGGCCGCATCACCGCCGCCAACGTTCGCAATTACATTGCTGGTCAAGGAATTGTCCATGTACATATTTTGCTGGTCAAAAATCATTGTTATTCACTCCTTCCGGTTACACGACTGCCGCTTCGGTTTCGCTCTGGCAGTCAAGTTTCTTAATCTGAATACCTGAAAGGTACAGTTTAGGCGGTGCGTCCATAAAATCTTGACGGGTAACATGAACATTGTTCTTGTTGTTCAGATAGCACTCCAGCCAAGAGTATACGCCGTCAGATACATACGCAACCGGCGCTTTCGGGTCTTGCAGACGGTTCTTTGCGAAGATGAATTTATTCATCAGTTCGCGTTGTGCACTGTCAGTCAAAGAGTTAAGCTTTTGGACATCAATATTGCACACGCGCACAATAGAACGAACATTTTGTACCGCCAAGCCACACTTCCAAGAGTACAAGGTCTGCAATGCACGGAACGGCTTGTTGTTCTCGTCGTATACATCACTTTCGCCCAAGTCCTCAGTCTTCAAGCCTGCCTGGGTGCCTTTAGGATATACACCCATTACGCGGCGGTCGCCCCAGTCTACGAAGTAGATAGAAGCATTAGTGTTAGTACCAGGAGTACCCGCGGAAATTACCTGGTGGCCTGGAGTGCCTTTGCCGCCGTCGGTCAAAGTATTGTAGCGAACCGCAATACCATTGAAAGTGTCCGGGTCTTCATCTAAGTTGCCGTACAAAAATTGACGTGCAACGTATTGGCCCATGCCTTCTACGTGTGCATCATCCTCTGCCATACGGAAAGCCTGCGGATTCGGTTTGCCGGAAAGCAATTCAACGTCCACGCAGGAACGGTCCTCCAAGTGCATACATACATCAATGCGCTGCTTTACAGTGCCTTTAGTCGGAGAAGTACCGCGGTTAATACGACGGATAGACGGAGAAGGCAGGCTCGCACGAATAGTAGTTTTAGTACCAATCGGCAAATCGCCTTCCATCCACCGAATATCTTCCATAATAGGATTAGATTCGTTAAGTACTTCCATAACGCGGTCAATAGCGCCTTGCGGAGTTAAGTACTTTCGTAAGTCACTCATAGTTTGGGAGTAACCAATAGTAGCCATAATTTCATCATCCTTCCTGTTTTTTAATTAAAAATTAAAGATTATTTGTACCTGCTCCAGTCGGTTTTCGGGTACATGTTTGCGGCAACACCTTGTGCAGCGTTTAAGCCTTGCGCTCCGTTTTGTGCAGCCAAGCCGGGGTCCTCGCCAAGCAGTTCGCCAAGTTTCGCAAATGCTCTCACGATTGCTATCTGATTGCCTGCGCCGGTAACTTCCAATGCTTCACGCACATTCAAGCCCGGATACATTGCCTCCAACTTGCGGCAGGCAGTATCACAAAGGCCCTGTACTTTGCCCAAGTCTGCGCCCAGTGCTGTTTTTGCTTCGTCGCCCCATTTAGCGATTTCCTGTGCGCGGAGCTGTTCCACGCCTTGTACTACACGGCTTGCATACTCTGTGCCGTACTTTGCAAGCGCTCTTGCCTGGTCATTGCTAAGGTTCATGCCCTTAATAACATCCACAAAGCGTCCTTGCTCATCAGCACTAAGCTCATAGCCTTCTGGCATCTCTACTCCTGCAAAGTCATAATTCACTGTGCCGGGCTGCTGTTGTGTGCCTTGCCCATTACTTCCGTTCCCTGCAATAGTGCCGGAAGCACTTGTATTATTAGTTGCATTAGTAGTAGTCGTTTCTGCCTGCTGCTGTTGTGTCGCGGTATTGGGTTCAGCCTGTTGCTGTGCGCCTTCGCCGTTCACAACTGTGTTTTCGCCGTTCTCGCCCATTAGTTATTCCTCCTTGTTGTTATCTACATATTCCACTGCCAGCTCTTGTAGCTTTAGTTGGAATTCTGCATACTCCATTTCAGCCTGCTGCTTTAGCTCTATGCCTTGCAGCCCAAGTGCTAAAATGCTTTTGATAATGCCTAAGCCTACGTCGCGGCGGCCTTCGTTATAGAAAGTCTTGCTGTTGCCGGTAAAGCACATAGAGTTTACTTTGGTTACGTCAAGCATACGCATCAAGAACCAGCGTCCGCTTTCACTCCCCAGCAGGTCAAGTAGGGCTTCTTTATCCCTTCTTGCCTGCTCTCTTACCATGTACTCTGTCAGCAGTGCTTGCCTTCTATCCTCGCCGGTATTGGATTTATATTTAAACTGCTCGCTCATTATTCCCAACCTCCCGGCACGCCTAGCCAGCTTGTAATAGCCGGGTTGGAATCATTCGCCGCCGCAGTAAGATTTTTGGCCGCCTCTGCCGCAGGAGCCGCAGCCTGTGCCATTGCCAAGCCTTCCTGCATTTCCTGCTGCCGTTGCATTTCCTGCTGCTCTTGTTTGAGCATTTCTTGTACTTCTTCATCACTACGCAATGCCATTGCAGGCACGCCAAGCATTTCAAAGTATTTTGTAATAGCACCCAACGGGTTAATCTTCTTCGTAACTTCTGGCCATACTTGCGCCATCTGTCCGGTCTGTGCTATCGCCTGTTCGATATTCACAAGTCCGCTCATCTTCTGCGCCTGCGCCAAAGGTGAAATATAGTCCACTTCTACATCCTCTTCACTCAAAATGTCTTGTAGTTCTTCCGGTACCGGTGGGAATCCACCGCTTCTGTCGATGATGTTATATACACGTTGAAGAATCAGTGTTAAGAATTCATCCTGCAATCGCTCAACCACGGGGCCTAGCTGTTGCAGTTTTTCCTGCGTTCTCTCCATAACCTCTCTAGCAGTCATGCGGCTATTATCAAGGTTATCTAACATCAAGAACAAATCAGCACTGTATGCTCTCTTTATAGCATCCTCAACGCGAATAATTTCTTCCTGCGCGTCCTTCAAGTCAAGGTCAACCGCGAACAAAGGCTTAACCATATCTTGCGTCTGGTCATCTACGGCTGTTAGACCGCCAGGCATCAAGTTAATACCGCCGTTATTCATAAGGCTTGGGCTGCCTTGCATCGGCGGCTTTATCTTTAACTCTATTGCTGTGAGATAATCTTTTTTCAGCAGTTGCAGCATTTTACTGTCGCCTTCTGCAAACCACGCAGGACCTCTTGCGTATGCCTCATTGCCGCTGACAAGATAACGCGCTACCGGTACTGCTTCTTCTTCAAAGCCGCCAACATACAAGTATTCGTCACTCTCTGACTTTTCCAACCAGTACACGCTTCTATACGGCATATTCAGTCTGTCCATGTAGCCAGGCAGCTTATCACTGTTAGGCTCTACCATCCAGCAGACTTTATACTTCTTAGTAAGATTGGTCTGATTGTCTAACAGTCCTTTCAGATTGTCGGGCAAAGCGTCTACGCCGAAGCAGTCTGCTAGCTGCTGCAAAGTCATATCGTACTTTCTTGCAAAAGTAGTTACCTTGCCGAAGCCGTCTGCTTCAAGTGCATAAGTACCGATTGTCATTGTCTGGAATCGTACGCCGTTTTCTGCGTCGTAGAATATAGCCATCGGGCACTGCCCAAAAGGCAACTCCAGATATACAGTATGGATGCTATTATAGAAGTTGCTCTTTGCAAGCACGCTTGATACAATCTCTTGTCTTGTGTCAAGCACCTTCATAGCCTCAACATTCGTATTCAGTTCCGGCCGTCTATATGCAAATCTGAACCACTGGCGGCTCGGCGGTGTAAGTCTG